TACCTTCTGATAAACCCCTGTGGCCGGAATATTGGAATATAAAAGATCTGGAAGCAGTTAGAGCTTCGATCCCATTATCAAAATGGAATGCACAATATATGCAGAACCCAACTGGAGATGAAGGTGCTTTGATCAAAAGAGAATGGTGGCAAGATTGGGAAGGAGACATTCCACCTTTAGAACATGTCATACAATCTTATGATACCGCATTTATGAAAAAAGAAACTGCCGACTATTCTGCTATTACCACCTGGGGTGTATTTCACCCAACAGAAGATAGTGGTCCTTGTTTAATTTTAGTAGATTGTCTAAAAGGAAGATATGAGTTTCCAGAACTAAGACGTATTGCAATGGAGCAATATGGATACTGGAACCCGGAAACCGTAATCATTGAGGGCAAAGCTTCAGGGCTCCCACTTACTTATGAACTTAGAAAAATGGGAATCCCAGTAATTAACTTTACACCTAGTAAAGGAAATGATAAACATACTAGAGTTAATTCTGTTTCTCCATTATTTGAAAGTGGCAAGATATATGCACCACTTGATATGGACTTTGCACAGGAAGTAGTTGAAGAATGTGCAGCATTTCCTTATGGAGATCATGATGACTTGGTCGATTCTATGACTCAGGCGGTAATGAGATTTAGACAAGGTGGTCTAATTCAACACCCAGATGATTATGAAGATGAGCCTTTACAAGCTAAACCAAAAGTGTATTATTAGGAATTATGGACAAATACGCAATCGAAGAATTAGCAGAATCAATAGCAGATGATATGGGTTATGATTATTTTGATCTAAGCCCTAAGATGAAAGCTAAAATTTATAAAATCGCTATGGACGATATGTCGGATATGATGGCTGATAAAGCTGACATGATGAGAAAAAATGAAGCAGCCGGAGGCATGATGCGTGCTAACTATGCAATGGGTTCTGATGATAGAATGGATCAGGCTTCAGGGATCAAGAGTCTTGAAGGAACTAAAATGATGGCGTCACAACCAGATCCAATGGCAGAGAAAAATGATCTGTCTTTAGATTTATTCGGTAAGCCTTTAGAATTATTAGATGAAGAAGAGATGGAATATTTAGAAATGCAAATAGAAGATAGATATGGTAAGAGAGATGCTCCATCAATTAAAATGGCTGAGAACGATTCAGCAATGGATGAATATAGAAAATATGTTTTCGAAATGAGAGAACAAGGATTTGAACCAGTTTCATTTAAACAATTCTTAGCTCAAATTTTATCAGAAGCCAGAGGTTAACATGGCAAAAGACATCGGGTCTTATTTCCTAGAACAAGGACAGCCAATTGTTCCTAAAGCAAAACCAAAACAATATACAATAGCTAAAGAAAAATCTCAGACAGAAGAAGTATTAGATATTTTAAATACTAAAGCAGCGGCTACAATGCTTTCTCCAAGAACTTATACTAACCTAGTTGGACAAACTGCAAGAAAAGCATATGACCAACAAGATATATCTGCATCAGATTATTACGATATTGTTATGCCATTGTTTGGTGAGACCGGTGAAATGGTTACTGAAAAAATAAGACAGTATGATGCTGAACTAGACAGATATGCAGATGGGGGGAGAGTAAATTTTGATAAAGGATCTCCAGGTAAAAAAGGTGGTAATTATAATCCATCAGGTAAGAATCAATTTACTGGTAAGATGAAATCAATAGAACAAATAAAACTGATTCAAAAAAATAATCCTACTTTCCGACCTAAAGATTTTAGAGGTGAAGGGAAATTAAATAATCCTGAACTTAAAAAAGACTTTAAAGGAAAACTATTAACAAAAGATGATATTCTAAGAGGAAAAGCAGCGGGCATAGTATTTCCTACAGGTAAAATAAAATTTAAAGATACAAGAGGAGATCAAAATTTAAAAGCATCTCAGTTCTATAAAGCATCTCAAGGTTCTGCCATGTCAATGGATAAAATAAATAACTTTGCACACTTTGCACCTAAACTTAAAAGTTACCTAACTTCAACACAAGACACTGGGCCATTAAAAGCTAATGTAAATAGAGCTGCAGAAGGTTATGATAAAGAAGCTAAAAAAATTGCATTAAAACAAGAAAAATTAATTCAAGAAAAACCTAAAAATTGGAGATTAAAATTAGATGCAGCAAACGCTGAAGCAAGAAAAGCATCTATAAAAGCAAATAAAACATTAGCAAAAGAAAATAAAAATTTAAAAGGAACTCTTGGATATTTTGTAGTAAATCCAAACACTGGTGAATTTAAATTAAAAGGTGTAGATAGAGCAAAAACATTTGCTGGTATATCTGGAGAAAAACAAGAATATAAAAAAATGGATCCATCTAAAAGAGCTGCATTTGGACCTACTCAATCTAAAGTTCAAGGTATTATGGATTTAATTAAATCAAAAGTAAAAGGTGCTGATATTAAAAGAGCATCTAACGCACCTATTCCACAAAAAACATTAACAGCAAATATGTTTAAAGGTGCTTTTAAAGGTATGCCAGGAGGAGGTTCAGGTAAGTTTAAAGATCCTTTAGGTGGACCAGATCTAATAGATGTAAAACAATTTGATAGAAACCCTGACAATGACTTTTAAGAAATTAACCACAACCATACCCCCTAAATCAGGACCCCTGCCTCAGGGGTTGAATATTAATTATAATACTGTTAAAACAGTCAAACAATCTGGAGAAAAAATAAATGGCGGATATAGACAAAGCACTTCCCAACGAAGTAAGAAAAGAATTTGAATTACCTGGTGAAGAAGAAGTTCAAGAACAGGTAGTAGAAGAAGTAACTGAAGAACAGCAATCACCTGATGATGTAGAAGTCACAGAGAATGAAGATGGTTCAGTTGATATTAATTTAGATCCAAGAGCTGCAACACCTGAAGGTGGTGACGAGCATTATTCAAACTTAGCTGAATTTTTACCTGATGATGTTTTAGGAAGTTTATCTTCTGACTTAAATAATAAATACATGGACTACTCCTCTTCTAGAAAAGAATGGGAACAAACTTATACACAAGGTCTAGACCTTTTAGGTTTTAAATACGATAACAGAACTGAACCTTTTCAAGGAGCTTCAGGTGCAACTCACCCAGTTCTTGCTGAAGCAGTTACTCAGTTTCAAGCATTAGCTTATAAAGAATTACTTCCAGCAGATGGACCAGTTAGAACTCAAGTTTTAGGAATGCCTACTCCTGATAAAACATTACAAGCTACTCGTGTTAAAGATTTTATGAATTATCAAATAATGGAAAAGATGAAAGAGTATGAACCAGAGTTTGATCAAATGTTATTTAATTTACCACTTGCAGGTTCTGCTTTCAAAAAAGTTTATTATGATGATATGGAACAAAGAGCAGTTTCTAAATTTGTTCCAGCAGATGATTTAATTGTTCCGTACACAGCTACCTCATTAGACGATGCGGAAGCAATTATTCATCGAGTAAAAATTTCTGAAAACGATTTAAGAAAACAACAAGTAGCAGGTTTCTATAGAGATGTAGAAATTGGAAAACCTCAAGACAAAGAAACTGATGTTGAGAAAAAAGAAAGAGAACTTGAAGGAGTTACAAAAACAAAAGACGAAGATGTATTTACATTATTAGAATGTCACGTTGATTTAGATTTAGAAGGTTTCGAAGATATGAATCAAGAGACTGGTGAGCCCTCAGGAATTAAAATTCCATACATAGTAACTTTTATAGAAGGATCGCATGAGATTTTATCTATTAGAAGAAATTATGAAGCAGGTGATCCAATGAAAAGAAAAATACAATACTTTGTACATTTCAAATTTTTACCAGGTTTAGGTTTTTATGGTTTTGGTTTAATTCATATGATTGGTGGATTAAGTAGAACTGCAACTTCTGCATTAAGACAATTATTAGATGCAGGAACATTATCTAATTTACCTGCAGGATTTAAAATGAGAGGTATTAGAATCAGAGATGATGCACAATCAATTCAACCCGGTGAATTTAGAGATGTAGATGCACCTGGTGGTAATCTAAGAGATTCATTTATGATGTTACCATTTAAAGAACCAAGTCAGACTTTATTATCATTAATGGGTATTGTGGTTCAAGCAGGTCAAAGATTTGCATCAATTGCAGATTTACAAGTTGGTGATGGCAACCAACAAGCAGCAGTAGGAACAACAGTTGCACTTCTAGAACGTGGTTCAAGAACTATGTCAGCAATACATAAAAGAATTTACTCAGCTCTTAAAAATGAATTTAAAATTTTAGCTAGAGTATTCA